TCGGAGGTAAGTGGGGATGGTATTCATCTTTCTATGCTCTCGCTCAAGCTGATGTTAGAAGATTTGATGAAATATCAAAACTTCGATTACTTACTGCACTCACATTCTTAACTTTTGAAAAGGAAAAAATAGAAATAGAACAATTAATGTTAAAGAAAAATGAATAACTACTATAAAATAACTGAAGTATTAAGAGATGAAATACTAAAGGATGGAATTATAAACAATGTATCACAAGGCGATATATTCAACGTTGATATAAACAAACCTACAATATTCCCTTTAGGACATATTATTGTAAATACTGCATCACAAAGCGAATCAGGTAACACTAATATTTTTAATGTTTCAGTTTTATTTATGGATGTTTGCGATATATCTAAAGCAGAACCTTATGATTTGTTTTTTAATAATGATAACGAAGCAGATATATTTAACTCGCAGTTTGAAAATGCAAATCGTTTATTGATGTCTTTACGCAGAGGTAATCTTTACGATATGGGTTATAGATTAAATGGTAATGCAAGTTTAGAAGCATTTAGTGATAGGTTTGAAAATAAGATAGTAGGATGGACTATTACATTTGCTATTGAAACTGCTAATGATATGACTATTTGCTAATGGTAAATTTAGAACATACACAAAAGACATTAGAGAAGTTTCGAGATTATGTAATACAGCAATCACGAAGTAATCTAACTAAAAGCGGACATAACGATACAAAGCAATTATACAATGAAATTAAAGGTGATGTAAAAGTTTCTGCTAATAGTTTTCAGTTAGGTTTTGATATGCCAATGTATGGGCAGTTTCAAGACAAAGGAGTAAAGGGTAAATTTTCAAGTATGAAAGCTACTAATAGTCCATTTAAATTTGGTAGCGGATCAGGACCAAAAGGTGGATTGACTAAAAGCATTCTTCAATGGGTGCAAAGAAAAGGAATACAATTTAGACAAAAAGAGGGCAAAGGAGTTAAAGGTCAATATTTAAGTTACAAACAAACTGCTTTTTTAATTAGCAGAAGCATTTATACAACTGGGTTAAGACCAAGTTTATTTTTTACCAAACCATTTGAAGCAGGATATAAGAAATATATTGATGAAGAATTAATACAACAGTTTGCTTTGGATGTTGAAGATTTAATGAGTTATACACTAAAAGATATAAAATAAAATGAATACATTTAATTGTAGAAGTCCGTTTATAGTTGAAGTAAATGGAGCATCAAACCAAATAGCATCAAGAGTAGCTATAAATATTTATGATGTTACAGGAACAACTACTTTAGCATCATATACATTAAAAAAAACAATGTTTAGTCCTACACAAAGGATTAATTATTACAATATTAGTCCATATTGTTATGATGTATTATTTGGAAATTATCAAGGCGATAATTGTATAAAAATTGTAGTAATAAAATTATATACTGATTCATCTAATGTAGAGCATTATATTTCAGAAAATTATTATTATGTAACTTTAGGATTTTCATTATATGGATATTCTCAAAATGATAATGGATTTACTCCTGTTTCTGATTATATTTTATACAGACCAAATCAAAATCCTATTACAAATGTAATTAAAACTGAAAAGATTAATTATTTTAGAAATGATTATGCTGCATATGGTGTTCCACAAATAGAATTTTTATTAGAAACAATTACTTATAAATATAGATTAAGATATTATACTTATTCTTTAGGTGAATTAATTGAGCAGTTTGAAAATTTATCTGTAACAGGTGGAGTTAATTTTTATGGTAAACCTATGAATAATGGATATTCTGCTTTTAATAATGGTAATTCTTTTGAAATTCAAAGGTCACCAATAGCAGGAACAACAACTTGGACTGCAATATTTAAAGCAGAATTAACTTCTATTTGTGAAACTAAATATAAACCTTTAAAATTACAATATTTAAATCGATATGGTGGTACGCAAGATTTTTATTTCTTTAAAAATAATAATCAAAGTATAGAAGTTAAATCATCAAATTATAATACAAATACTTTTAATGATTATCCGGTTATAAATCCATTAATAGGACAAACAAGAGTTTATAATAAAAATGGTAAGCATACAATTAAAGGTAATACAGGTTGGATAAGTGAAGATTATAACGAATTTATAGAAGATATTATGTTGTCTGAATGGTTATTTTTATATTATGAAGATAAAGGTACAATTTGGACTGCTGCAGTTACTTTAAAAGATTCAAGTATGCAATTTAAAACGCATTTAAACGAGAAAGTAATTAATTATGAGTTGACATTCGAAGTTGCAAATTCAATCATTAATAACGTAGTATAATGACATCAGTTGAAATTTACATAAAAAAAAATACTATAGTTAAAACTGGAGTAGGATTAATAAATTCTTCTCCTTATACAACTATCAATCCGCAATTAACTATGATTGCAGACCAATACAAAGGATTTTATATAAAAATTACTTCAGGAATTAGTATAAATAAAGAAAGTTTAATATTATCTAATACTACAAGTCAATTAAATATTGAAACACCTTTACAAATTAATAATGATAATTATGAAATATTTAGAAGTGATTTTAAAAGGATTGATTTATTCAAAGAAGAAAAGATATCTTTAAGTTCATCTATTCAGAATATAAATGATTTGTCAAAAGTATTTACTGACTTTACACAATCGTTTAATATCCCTGCTTCAAAAAATAATAATCAAATATTTAGTTATTGGAATGAAAGTGCAGTTGAAGATGGTTTTGACCAACGCATAAGATACGATGCTATTATTGAATTAAATACAATTCCATTTAAAAAAGGTCAGATACAAATTGAAAAAGCAAACGAAAAGAATAATCAAATTGAAAGTTACTCAATTACTTTTTACGGAAAGGTAAAACAGATTAAAGATTTATTTAAAGAAGATAAATTATCAGTTTTAGATTATAGTTCATTAAACCATCCATATACTTTTAGTCAAATTAGAGGTAGAATTGATGGAACAACTGATGATGGAAATGTATATTATCCTTTAATTGGAAATCAACATTATTACGAATATAACAATGGTGGAACTTATGATGTTACAACAGGTACTTCACCAAATAATGCAATAGTTTATACTGACTTATTTCCTGCTATTCCTGTACATAAAGTTTTTGATTTTATTCAAAATAAATATGGAATTACATTTACAAGTACTTTATTTAGCACATCATATTGGAGTGAATTGTTTTTATATTGTAAGAATGTTGAAAAAGCTAAAATATATTCACCTGCAGTAAGAGTTCCTTTTACAACTAATACAGGTTATAATTTTACACAAATTGATACTGTAAATAATACTTTTAATTTTCAACCAACTATAAGTATTTTTGGGCAAGGTTTAGTTTTGCAAATGAAATTAGGAATAACTGTATCAGATACATCAATTCCTTATAGAGTTATTATTAAAAATTTAAGCGGACAAATAATAAATGTTTTTGATAATTTAATAGGAAATCAACCTGTTAATCCATTAAGTTGGGATACTGGTGTAGTAATTGCAAACATTAATAATTATGGAAATGTTGTACAAAGTTTTAATGGATACATAGAAATATCTTCAGTTGCACCTATAACTTTTACAACTAATTTATATATTAGATATTTTTATGCAAGTAATAGCATTCATACAGGATATTATACAGGTTCTTTAAATACAAATTTAGATATTAATGTAGGTGTAAATGCTCCTGATATTAAAGTAATTGATTTCTTCAATGGAATTATTAAAATGTTTAATCTTACAATAGTTGCAACTTCTGAAACATCATTTAATTTAGAACCTTTGGAGTTTTTCTATTCTTATGGTAAATATATTGATATTAATACTTATGTTATTAATGATAGTGTAGATATTGAACGAACTAAACTATTTAAAAAACTACTTTTTAGCCACGAAAAATCTGAAAACGTACTAAACAACTATTTTAGAAATACTTTTAATCGTGGTTACGATTATGGCGATTTATTGTATGAGAATAACGATTCAAATGAAAGTTCTACTTATGAAATAAAATCACCATTTGAAGATGTTATGTGGGATAGAATTAAAAATAGTAATTTTCAAACTGCATCATTAATTGATAAAGATTATAAACCATATAAGCCAAAACCAATATTGTTATATAAAAATGGTTTGCAAAGTGTTTCACCTGCAATTAAATTATACAATGGTGCTGGAAGTTATGCAAGTGCTTCAAACTATCAACGATTTTCAAATGAATTATTTTTAAATAATGATATAGCAAGTATAAACTTTGGTGAGGAGCAATCAAGTTGGAATTTATCTGCTTTGTCAAGTGATTCACTTTTTGCTTTGTGGTATCGTAATTACATATCTGCATTATACGACAAAAAATGTAGAATAGTAAAACTGAAAGCTATCATTCCAATACCAATGCTAACTGATATTAAATTAAATGATAAGATAATATACAAAGATAAAAAATATATCATCAATCAATTTACAACTGACTTAACAACAGGCGAGGTTGATTTTGAATTAATATCTGACTTCAGACAAATAGCAAGTAATGGTACTGATAAGTTTGCTTTAAAATCATTATTTAATATCGATAATACTGCTCAAGATTTAGAAGTTACAATATTAAAATTAAATGCAGAAAAATTTGATGTAGCTTATGATCCTACTTCATATTTAAATCGTGATAATTATGCAGATGGAACTTTTATAGTGCCTATAGATGCAAACACTACAGGCGATATTGTTTACAAACAAATTGAAATTACATATCATAATCCTGAATTAACTCAATACATAAACATCATTCAAAATGCTTAAAAATATATTACAACTTCTGCAACTGCACGAACATTATGGAGTTTCTGAAAATATAGAAATTGCAAAAGGTAAGAACGAATTACCAACTACATTTAAAAAAGGTAAAAAACAAATTAAAAGATTTATACAATGGCAATCGAGAAAGAAATAAATTTAAATGTAAATAGTAATATCGAGGGTTCGATAAGTCAATTAAAAGCACTTAAAAAAGAATTAAAAGGTGTTGATGTTGGTACTGAAGAATTTAAAAAACTTTATAATCAAATTGATGATTTAGAAGATAAAATAAAATCTGCTAAAAATAAATCAAGTGATTGGATTGATAGTTTAGAACAAGCAGGTGGACCAATAGGATTATTAGGTGCATCAATCAATAAAGCAAAAGTTGCAACTCAATCATTTGGTGGTGCATTAAAAGCTACAGGAATAGGTTTAGTAGTTTCACTTGTTGCTGGATTAGCTGCTGCATTTAATGATAATGAAAAAGCACAAAAGAAACTACAACCATTATTAGAGGGAATTAGAAAAATATTTGCAGGAATTTTTACAGTTGTTGAACCTTTATTTAACACATTAGTTGATTTAGCAGTTTCTGCTTTACCTACAGTTAGTAAAGCATTTAGTGCGGTTTATTCTTCTGTTACTGCAGTATTTCAATCATTAGGTGCTTTAGGTTCTGCAATTAAAAAATTAATTAGTGGTGATTTTAGTGGTGCTTGGAAAGATGCAAAAAGTTCAGTTACTGATTTTGGAAAACATTATGATGAAGCAAATAAACGTTTTGAAGATGGATCAAAACAATTAACCAAAACTCAAAGTGATGAATTATCTAAACGTAAAGAAGATGAAAGAAAACATCAACAAGAATTAGCCAATAATCAAAGAGCTGCAAATGATAAAGCAAAAGAAGAAAGAAAAAGAGTTGCAGAAGAAAAAAAGAAAGAAGAAGAAGAACATAGAAAAGCAATTAAAGATTTAATTCAAGGTTATGATGATAGAGCAGCAGATGCTTTAGCTAAAGATGCACAAGATAAATTAGATTTAGAAATGGAAAGGCAATTAAAAGCTAATTTATTACTTGCTAAAAATGAAGAAGAAAAAGTATTAATAACTCAAAAATGGAATGAAGAATATGATAGAAAACAAGCAGAAGTTACTGAAGGAAGAAATAAAGATAAAAAAGATAGAAAAGATAAAGAATTTGCAGAATTAGAAGCAGAATTTGATGCTCAAGTAAAAGCAAGTAAAGAAGCAGCAGATAAACAAATAGAAATTGATAAAGCTGTTTCGGATGGTAAAAAAGCAATTAAAGAACAAGAATTTGCAGTTGCTGAATCAGGAATTAATTTATTAAAAGGTTTATTTGAAAAAAATAAAGATATTCAAAAAGGTTTATTAATAGCAGAAAGTGCAGTAGGTATTGCTAAAATAATTGTATCTACTCAAGCTGCAAACGCAGCAGATACAGCAGCTGCTGCTTTAATGGGACCAGCAGGTATTCCTTGGTTAGCTTCTAAAATACCATTAAATTATATTAGTTCAGGAATTGGTATTGCTGCAAATATAGCTGCAACATCAAAAGCATTAAGTGCTTTAGGTGGTGGTAGTGCTGCTTCAGGTGATACAGGACCAAAAAGTGGTGGTGCTGCTTCTGCTCCATCTGCTCCAAGTTTCAATGTAGTAGGAAATGGTGGTGCAAATCAAATAGCAGGAGTAATGGCAAACAAAGAAATGCCACCTATCAAAACTTATGTAGTTGCAAATGATGTTACAACACAACAGGGACTGAATATGAATATTAAAAACAATGCCACAATAGGTTAATTTTCAATAAGTTAAAACTAATTTAGAAACAAAATAAATAATAAACGTTATATAAATATGAAAATATTTGAATTAATATTAGATAAAAATACAGATAGAGTTGATGCAATTAGCGTGGTGGATCGACCAGCCACTGAGGAAAACTTTATCGCTTTAAAAGAGCAACACGAAGTTAAACTTGCGGAAGTTGATACTGATAAACGTATTTTAATGGGTGCAGCATTAGTTCCTAACAAAATGATTTATCGCAAAAATGGTGAAGAAGAATATAATGTTTTCTTTTCAACTGATACAATAAAAAAAGCAAGTGAATTGTTTTTAATAAACGGAAATCAAAACAATGCTACTTTAATGCACGACAAATCAGTAAAAGATATGTCAGTAGTTGAAAGTTGGATCATTGATAATCCTGAAATGGATAAGTCAAAAGAATATGGTTTTAGTTTACCTAAAGGTACTTGGATGATTTCAATGAAATGTAACAATCAAGACATTTGGGATAAAGTTAAAGCAGGTGAAATAAAAGGTTTTTCAATAGAGGGATATTTTGCTGACAAAGCACAATTTGCATCTAACAAAGAAATAATTGAACAACTTAAAGAATTATTAAAATAATGGAAAAGAAAACAACATCTCCAAAAGGGGGAAATAGAGGTTGTCTTTGTAAAGATAATACATATAAAAAAGAATGCTGTAATGGAGAATTAAGAGAGCAAGGAGTTGGCTCTTTAGTTGAACAAACTATAAATATAGTAACCAATACAAGCACAACAAGAGTAATTACTAATTAATTAAATATGATTTACAAAAATGTACTAAACAGTGTTAAGCACTTACTTTCAATGGAAGTTAAGTTAGCTCAACAAACTTTAATGGATGGAGTTACCACCATTGAAGCAGAGGAATTCACTCCTGATTATTCAGTAGGAATTGTTACTCCTGATGGTGTTGTACCTATGCCAGTTGGTGAATATACTTTGGCAAATGGTGATGTTTTGGTTGTAGAAGTTGAAGGTATTATTAAATCTATTGCTCCTGAAGCAACAGAGGAAGCAATGCCAGAAGCAGCACATCCAAACGCAGAGGCAACAGAACCTGTAATGGCAGAAGCTACTCCTAAAAAAGTAGTTGAATCTGTATCGAAAGAAACTTTTTTCGCAGAAATCGAAAAAATCAAAACTGAATTAATGAGTCAAATTGATACATTAAAATCAGAAAATGAAAATTTAAAAGTTGAATTAGCTTCAAATATTCCTGCTGCTAATCCAATAAATCACAATCCTGAAAATGAAGCTCCAAAAGAAACTTTCCAATTTTCAGCTAATCGTGAAAGAACAACAGAAGATGTTGTATTTTCAAAATTGTTTAAAAACTAAAAATTAATATTAAAAACTAAAAATTAAAAAATGGCTACTACATTAAACATTACAACCTCATATTCTGGGGAAAGTGCTAAAAAATTCGTTGCTGCTGCATTATTATCTGCTCCTACTATTGAAAATGGTGGAGTTGAAGTTATGCCAAATGTGAAGTATCGTTCTGTGATACAAAAAATTGCGACTGACGGATTGCTTAAAAATTCAACCTGTGATTTCGATGCTCAATCAACAGTTACATTAACTGAAAGAGTTTTAGAAGTTAAAGATTTACAAGTAAATTTACAAATTTGTAAAAAAACATTCCATAATACATTTTTAGGAATTGAGCAAGGTTATTCGTCTTTCGATGTACTTCCTCCATCATTCCAAGATTACCTTTTAGGTTATGTTGCATCTAAAGTTGCTGCTCAAAATGAGGTTGCAATTTGGAATGGTGCTACAGGTACAGGAGGTCAATTTGATGGATTTGTTGCTAAAATTTCTACTGATGCTGGTTTACCAACTGCTCAAGAAATTGCTGCTACTTCAACTAACATTACTGCTGCTTCAACAGTTGTAGCTGAATTAGGTAAAATTGTTGATGCTATTCCTGCTACACTTTATGGTAAAGAAGATTTATATTTATATATTTCACAAGCTACTGCCCGTGCTTATATTCGTGCTTTAGGTGGTTTTGGTGCTTCAGGTTTAGGAGCAAATGGTACTAATGCAATGGGAACACAATGGTATAACAATGGAAGTTTATCTTTTGATGGTATCAAAATATTTGTTGCTAATGGATTGAATGCTACACAAGCAATTGCTACTACAAAATCTAACTTATTTTTTGGTTGTTCTTTAGATTCGGATCTAATGGAAGCGTCTGTAATTGACATGAGTCCTTTAGATGGCTCACAAAATGTAAGAATAGTTATGAGAATGGCTGCAGGAGTTCAATACGGAGCAATCGAAGATATTACTACATACGGAATTACTAACTCTGCTAACTAATAGTAGAAATATTTTAAAAAAAGGTGGTGCAATAAACGCCACCTTTTTTATTATTAATCATTAAAAAAAAATACTATGGCTTGTGATATTTCATTAGGTAGAATTGAACCTTGTAAAGATTCAGTTGGTGGATTAAAAAATGTTTATTTTGTAAACTTCGGTAAAATTACAGGAGTTAATTATAACGCAACAAATACAGATGTTATTGATTCAGTTTCAGGTTCTTCTTTAAGTGCCTATAAATATGAATTGAAAGGTACAAATAGTTTTGACCAAACTATAACATCTAACAGAGAAAACGGAACTACTTTTTTCGAGCAAAATTTAAAATTAACTTTGAAAAAATTAACTGCAGTAGATCACAAACAAATTAAATTATTATCTTATGGTAGACCAAACGTAATTGTTGAGGATCATAACGGAAATTTATTTTTATGTGGTTTAGAGTATGGAATGGAAGTTACAGGTGGAACTATTGTAACTGGTGCTACTATGGGTGATATGTCAGGTTATACACTTGACTTGAAAGCTATGGAAAGAGTACCTGCTAATTTCATTGGAACATCATTAGCTACTGCAGGATTTACAGTTGTATCAGGTTCATAATTGTTGTTTTCATAATTGTTTTAAAACCTTACTTTAATCGGTAAGGTTTTTTTTTAGAAACAAAATACTAACTTTTACGTTATATAAGTATGATAATTTTAAAAGATTACACACACAGTCAAAATTTTAGATTTATGCCAAGAAGTAAAGATATTGCTTCAATGGTATTTATTGATGAATTAACAAATACTTCAACAACAATAAACAATCCTACTTTAGTAAGTGAACGTTATTATATGCAGTTAGAAATCAATAGTACATTTAGTTTTCTAATTGATGGGCATACATATCGTTTTAATTGTTTTGATGCTGATGGAGTTCCTTTGTACAGAGATAAGATTATGTGTACAAACCAAGAAATAAAAGATTATACTATTAATAATGGTGACTACGTAGCGAACCATACAACGAATGATTTTGTAATTTATGAGTAATATACACTTTATACAATTAGCAGATTACCAAGCACCTAAAATCACTGAAAACAAACGTGAAGAATGGGTTGACTTTGGCGAGAATAACGATTACTATCAGTTTTTAATTGACAGATACAACGGAAGTACTACAAATAATGCAGTAATAAATAATATTACTAAACTTATTTATGGAAAAGGATTGACTGCTAACGATGCAAATCGTAAACCGAATGAGTTTGCACAAATGAAAATGTTGTTTTCTAAAGATACTATTAGAAAAATAACAAAGGATTTAAAATTATTAGGTGAGTTTAATCTGCAGTTAATCTACAATGAAAAGAAAGATAAGATTGTAAGAGTTGAACATTTGCCTACTAATTTAGTTAGAAGTGAAAAATGTAATAAAGATGGAGTTGTAGAAGCAATTTACTATTCAGATAATTGGGAAGATATTAAGAAATTCCCACCTAAAAGAATTTCTTTATTTGGCTACGGAAGTAAGACAGAAAAACTCGAGATTTTGCGGGTGGGCAATTATACAATAGGTCAAAAGTATTATTCTAATGTTGATTATATTGGTGGAGTAAGTTACGCAGCTTTAGAAGAAGAAATATCTAACTATTTGATTAATGAAGTTCAAAACGGATTTTCAGGAACAAAAATAGTTAATTTTAATAATGGAGTTCCTACTGAAGAACAACAATCTATTATTCAATCTAAAGTTAAATCTACTTTAACAGGAAGCAAAGGTAAAAAAGTAATAGTTGCATTTAATTCCGATGAAACTAAAAAAACTACTGTTGATGATATTCCATTAAACGATGCACCAGAACATTACAAATATTTATCTGATGAATGTTTGGCTAAAATAATGTTATCGCACAATGTTACAAGTCCTTTACTTTTTGGAATTGCAACATCAACAGGATTTAGTGCTAATGCAGATGAGTTAAAAAATAGTTATATTCTTTTTGAAAATATGGTTATTAGACCATTTCAAGAGTTAATTTGTGATGGGTTAGACAAAGTATTAGCTTTTAATGAAATTAGCTTGGATTTAGCGTTTAAACAACTTCAGCCGCTTGATATAGATGGTGAATTAACTAAAGCATTAGATACACCAACACAAATGAGTTCACAAGAAATTGATTTATCTTCTTTTGGTGAAGAAATTGATTTAAACGAATGGGAGTTAGTTGATAGTCGCAAAGTTGATTATGATGAAGAAGAACGTTTAGATGCTGAATTAAATGTATTAAACAATCCTAAAAAATCATTATTAAGCAAAGTATATGAGTTTGTAAGTACAGGAACTGCAAGACCAAACGCAAGTAGTGAGCAAGATGGTGAATTATTTAAAAGTCGTTATAGATATACAGGTAATTTAAGTAGTAATTCACGTGATTTTTGCAATAAAATGATAGCTTCAAATAAAGCATATAGAAAAGAAGATATTATTGCTATGGGAAGTCAAGCAGTTAATGAGGGTTGGGGACCAAAAGGAGCTGATACTTATTCAATATGGTTATATAAAGGTGGTGGTGATTGTCATCATTTTTGGACTCGTGAAACATACAGAAAAAAAGTTGATGTAAATTCACCTTTAGCACAAGAAATTACTCCTGCAAAAGCAAGAAAAGAGGGCGAGATATTACCAACAAATGATATGTTAGTTTATACTGCTCCAAAAGATATGCCTTACAATGGTTTTTTACCAACTAATAAAAGATTTCAATAATGGCAAAAGCATTATTCATAACAAGAGATGATTTAGTAAAGTTTACTAATTTAAACGGAAATATTGATACAGATAAATTCATTCAATATATTGCTATTGCACAAGATATTCATTTGCAAAACTATTTAGGTAGCAAATTATTTAAAAAGTTTAACGATGGTATTGTAGCAAATAACTTAACTCAAACGTATAAAGACCTTTTAAGCGATTATATTAAACCTATGTTAATACATTGGGCGATGGTTGAGTTTTTGCCTTTTAGTGCATATACGATAGCTAATAAAGGAGTTTTCAAACATACTTCTGAAAGTGCTACTGCAGTAGACAAAGCAGAAATTGATTATTTAGTTGAAAAGGAAAGAAGCGTTGCAAATCATTACACTACAAGATTTATTGATTATATGAGTTACAATCAATCTAAATTCCCTGAATACAATTTGAATAGTAATGGGGATATGTTCCCTGACCACGATGCAAGTTTTACAGGATGGGTTTTAACTTTATTAACATTTATAACATTAATAATATAAAATAAATTAAAAAGCGTATGCAAACAGAAATTTGGAAGCCAATAAGTGTATACAATGGCTATTATGAAGTAAGTAACTTTGGTAGAGTAAGAAGTATTACAAGAAAAATTGAAAGAACAAATCCTTTTAATAATAAAATTAAAACTTTTTATACTTATAAAGGAAAATTAATTCCTTTTTGGATTACACCAAAAGGTTATTGTAGATGTAGTTTAAATATTGATGGAATTAAAAAAAATCATTTAGTTCATCAATTAGTTGCAAGAGAATTTATTAATAATTCAGAAAATAAACCACAAGTTAATCATAAAAATTGTGTTAAAACTGATAATAAAGTTGATAATTTAGAATGGGTAACAAACTATGAAAATCATTTACACGCAGTTGAAAATGGATTATTACATTATCAAAAATGAATATAATTAGAAAAATGAATCTTATTTCTCAAAAGCAGAATGAGGTTAAATTAGAAAAGTTTTTAAAAAAATTAGAAAAAAATGAGTTTAAATTTACAAAATATAAAAGGTGATACGTTTGAAGCGGTAAACTTTGAAGTTAAAATTAATAATGTAGCAGTAAATTTAACAGGTGCTATTGTTAAAATGCAATTACGCAAAGAATGTGGCGGTGTAATTGGTTTAAGTTTAACTTCTGTAGCTTCTGCAGGATTAACTATTACAGATGCTGTAAATGGTAAATTTAAAATTAATAAACAAATAATTGACATACCTGCTTATAATTACTATTACGATATTGAGATACATTTTGCAGATAATACTGTAAAAACTTGGGTAAAAGGAATGTTTAATATATTTTGTGATATTACAAGATAATGGCAGATAACGTAACAATAAATGTTCAACAGGACAATGATATTGTCAATATAGTATCTTCACAAGTTACTGAAGTTATTGATGTAAATGTTTATGAAACTACTGAAGAAGTTACTTTAAACATTACTGAAGAAGTTGTACAAGTTAATATTAATAAAGTAACTTCAACTGGTGCGGTTTCTTCTGTTAATGGACAGACAGGCGATGTTACTATTGCTACTTCTGATAATAATTTCACTAATACTTTAAAGACTAAATTAGATGGTATTCAAGCAGGAGCAACAGCAAATGATACGGATGCTAATTTAAAAAATAGAGCAAATCATACAGGTACACAATTAGCTGCTACAATTTCAGATTTTGCAACAGCTGTAGGTTTATTAATTACAAATAAAGTAGATAAAGTTACAGGTTATTCATTGACTAAAAATGATTTAACTGATGCATTAAAAACTATTTATGATAATGCTGTAAGTAGTTTGACTACATTATTAGCTACAGGTTCACGATTAATAACAAGTGCTGAAATTACTAAATTAAGTAATATAAGTGGTACTAATACAGGTGACCAAGATTTATCGGGTTTAGTTCCTTATACTGGTGCAAGTACTGATGTTGATTTAAACACTAAAAATTTAAAAGTTAATAATATATTTGAGGGATTTACTTCGGTTGCTGCTTCTGCAACTTTAATAACTTTAACTGTAAATTCAACACCTTCTTATTTAGTTACTGGTAGTGGTGGGCAAACTATAAAATTACCAAATGCTACTACTTTACAAAATGGTGCAATTTATGATTTTAATAATAATCAATCAAGTGGTGCTATATCTGTAAATAACAACTCCAATACATTAGTTAAGTCAATACCTTCGGGTGGTTATTTAGTATTAACATTAATTGATAATTCTATTGCTGCTGGAAGTTGGGATGCACATTTTCAAGCTCCATCAAATGTTAGTTGGAGTACTAATACATTTGATTATGTCGGATCAATAACAGGGGCAACTTGGAATGGAGTTAATATTGCAGATAATAGAATAGCAAGTGCTACTAATTGGAATGCAAAAGAGGATAGCAGTAATAAAGTAACAACGTTTACAGGAAATGAAACAAGTACAACTAAATTTCCTGTAGTTAAAGCGATTTTAGATTATTTTAGTGCTACAAATATTAAAACTATTTTAGGAATTACTACTTTATCGGGCAGTAATACAGGCGACCAAGATTTAAGCGGATATGTTCCAACAACAAGGACAGTTAATACAAAAGCATTAAGTGCAGATATTGTTTTAAGTACTGCTGATATAGCTGATAGTACAGGTAAACGTTATCAAACTGAAAATCAAAAAACTTATAATGATGCTACAAGTTCAATTCAAACTCAATTAAATAATAAACAAACAACTTTAGGATATACACCATATCGTTTTATAAAAACTTCTGAAATAGTACATACAGGAGTGCTTACTGAAACAATATTACAAACTATTTTAATACCTGCAAATACATTTACAAATGGTGATTTTATAATGTTTTCTGCATTGGTTACAAAAGTTGCAAATATATCAAATACAACACATTATATTAAAATAAATACAACAAATACTTTAGTTGGTGCATCTACTATATCATTTGTTGGTTTTAATACTGTTAATTTTTTTATGAAATTAAAAAGAGAATTTGTAGTAAATGGTGGTAATATATATGGATATACAACTGCAGTTTCAAGTACTACAAATGACCAAAATATAGGAGCAACCACTGCTTTAATAAATTCAGCAACATATAATTTATCAAATGACTTGTATTTTTTTGTAACTTGTCAATTAGCTAATATATTAGATTCAATTACATATAAAGGTATTAATTTTTATAAACAATAATATGAAAACAATTATAGATAAATATACTGGTAAAGTATTATATTGTAGAGAAGATGAACCTACACTTGAAAATGAAATATCTATTAATTTACTTATGGAAATATATATAGAAAATCCATATTATGATTTTAAAACAAAAACATTTTATAATAAATTATAATGATACAAAAAGCAAACATTCAAGGAATTATCGCTCTTTTAATTATAAGCGTAGGTTTATATATTTTGGGATGGAGCAATCCAACAAACGATGTTAAAATAGCAGTTGTCGGTTTAATGGGTAGTGTAATTGGTTACTATTTTGGTAGTACTAAAAAAACAAGTACCGATGCATAACCTTGAAAATTTTAAACTTTGGCTTTTAAATATAGCAGTTTTATATTTTTCTTTTACTGATGTCGAAGTAACGTTAAAAATTATATCTTTGCTCATAGCAATAGGTTATACTTTGCGAAGATGGTATCTAATGGAAATTAAAAACAAAAAAAATGAAACTAACAATTAAAAGATTACACAAAACAGACAAATCAACTATTGGTGAATTGTCTATTGATGGAAAATTTGAATGCTATACATTAGAAGATGTAGAGCGTGATGTTAAAGTTTTTGGAAAAACTGCAATTCCAAAAGGCATTTATGAAGTAACAATGACAATGTCAAATCGCTTTAAAAAAATGATGCCTTTATTGTTAAATGTTCAAGGATATGAAGGAGTACGTATTCATTCCGGTAACAAAGCAGAAGATACAGAGGGATGCATTTTATTAGGACAAACTCGCAGCATTGATTTAATTAGCGGATCACGTTTAGCAATAGACAAATTTTATCCTAAATTAGAAGCTGCATTAAAACTTGGTAAAGTTTATTTGACAATAGAGTAAATGTCAAAAAAACAATACAGATTAAAACCATTTGAAGCGATAGCTTTAGGGTTTACTGCAAACTATAAAAAAAATAGCAGAGGTTATGCACGTTATTTTTTAAATGAAAATCAACAAAACGAACTTTTAAAACTTCGTAATTTAAACCAATCAGAATTTAAAGAAGTTAAACGAACTTTAAATAAAGATGGGCAAGTAATTACAAAAGTTGAGAAGCTTACTTCAAAGGATCTAATTGAAATACCTTTAAACCATCAGATAAAACGAGTAAGTACAAATGTTGCAACAAATCAACAATGGGTAATAACTGAACCTATTAAAGAGGTTCAGGTTGAAAAGGAAATTGATTTTTTAAGCATTTTTAAGGATAAAATTGAACCGTTGCAAATTAAGCACAAGTTCAAATCATCTGCAAAGTTTGACCGAGCAGTATTTACCGATGTTCATATCGGAATGGATGTAAACAAAGATGGTTATAGTTTGTACGATGGTGAATGGAACGAAAATCAAATTTTTAAACGACTTGAAATATTTGTAAATGAAATTATACAAAATCAAAAATCAGATACTTTATTTTTAAATGATTTAGCAGATTTTCTGGATGGTTGGAATGGTGAAACAACAAGAGGTGGACATCATCTTCCACAAAATATGGATAATCAAAAAGCGTTTGATATTGGTTTGTTGTTTAAGATTAAATTAATTGATGCTTTATTTTTACATTATAGTAAAATTAAGTTAGTAAATATTTGCAATGACAATCACGCAGGAAGTTTTGGATATATTGTTAATTCAGCATTTAAAACTTATATTGAATTAAAATATCCGAATAACATTGAAGTAATTAATCAACGCAAGTTTATAGACCATTACATCATAGATAATCGTTGTTTTATA